TTTTGTTGTTACTTTTGACATATTCGTTTGTTTAATGTTAATTATTTATCAGTATCTTCGCCGTTAGCAGTTGTAGTTTCTACACTCAAGCTACCGCCGTTATAGTATGTTGAATACGCAGTATCTAATACCATTTTGTCAGATACCAATGCACCCTCCATAACTTTGGACGCAAGCAATTCTTTTTTCTCTTTCTTACTCAATACGTTTTTGATTAAGCTATTCTCTAGCTTATCCATTTTGGTTTCCACTTCGATATCACCTACATACTTACGCACTGACTCCTCGTCGACAAAGATACGAGGTTTGTCCATTTTAGGACCTGACAACTCAATCACTTCATAGATGTGCTTGCCATCACCAAAGTTGAACTTCTTATTCTTAACTACGGCTTTATAACCTCTCTTACCTAATTTGATTTCTTTTAATTTCTTACTCATATACTTTACTTTATTTGTTAAACCATTCTTTTTTATTCTCGTCCCAGCGATATCCTAAATTGACTGCTGTCTCTGAAAATCCATCCTCGTCAAAGTCATCGGTATCTATTTCACCGAAATCATATCCTAATTCAATCAGTGCTTCATACAATTCGTTGTCCGTTTGTCCTTTACTCATATTGATACTTTTAGTGTGTTGAATTTAATTCATAATGAAACTTTTGCAATTGCTTTGTTTCGTATTGGTGGGCCGCTGCCTTACCTCTAATCACTTTCACTATAAACAATTCGTATACTTCTTGTGCGTACTCTCTCATATCGTTATATAGTGCCCAATTCTTATTCTCTTTACGAGCTCGACTGAAATGTTTTTGTAATCTTAATTTAGCAGAGTAGTGGAAACGTCTACCTATTGCCGCAGTAACTCCAATATAACTCTTACCATTTTCAGTATTAACTATCTCGTATACTACATGGTTTCTATCGTTTCGTTTCTTTCTATTCATACTAATCAATTTTATTTTACTATAATACCATACCCACCACTATTAGTGTTAGTCTTAAACCAACTCCAATCTTCATCACTATAAAACCTGTCCCAATGTGGGCCCTTACTCAATCCCTTACGGCCGTTATATTGTATAACTCCGATATCTTTTAAGTTAGTGCGTATCGTTGAATAGTATCCGTTAAGACTTACTTTACCTAACTTATTATCTTCAACTAACATATCGTAGATTACTTTTGTCCACGATGGTTTACTTACAAAGTTCATTACATTCCAAAGATGTTTATATACCTTTGCAATCATTTTCTTATTAGCAGAATCATATCCTACTTTTTCTTCCCAAATATACAAAGGTGAATCGAATCCGTCAATTGTATGTGGGTTATGTGTTGGTATACTACTCATATTATTTATATTTAATTTCGTTCATAATGTTTTTAACTATTCCTAATGTCATTTTAGTATCGGTGTACTTATCAATAAACGACTTAGCGTCTTTACGACTAACAAAGTACTTTTAATGGTTTGAACAATTGTTTTAATCAATACATAACCGAATAACGATACAATTGAAATGATTAAAAACTCTCCTAATGTGATAAACTGACCCATAATGTTATATTTTATTTTTACTTTACTTAATTACTCTAAATGAAAATAGTGTAAGGATTAACCTAACACTATATCAATGGCTTTTTTCGTTAAACCGAATTGTTTTAATTCTCTTTTACAATCAGCGATAAAACGTTTTTCAACTTTACCTAATTTAATAGGATACTGCGAGATAATTTGTTTAATCGTTGCAGACTCTTTTTTCAACTCTGCGAAAAACTTCATTTGTTTTTTCAACTCCGTATTATTACGAACCGCAACTTTATGTGTACGACCCATAAAATCTTTAAACTCAACAATTGATTGAGGTTTAACCGCAGAACTCATTTTGGTTGCGGCAAAGTTTTTATAAATAGGTCTTTCGTTACGAGACGTATTATAAGCGGTTTCGGTAAATTGGTTAAATTCGTTTGTCATTCTACTATTCATATTATAATTTTTTACTATGTGAAGGGTCTCTCTCTCAACCCAATACACTAAATTACGACAATTTTGCCAATCTACAAAATATTTTGAAAAGATTTATTATTGATTATCAACGAGTTACGGGCATAACAAAAAAAAATATATGTAAAGCACTGATACTCAATAAAGAATTTTTCGTTTATAAATCATTGATTATCAACGAGTTATGCTAAACGCCTGATTATCAATAAGTTATGCATTTAATAAATTTCTAATGAATTAAGTACATTTTAAAAGTTTTCTATTTCAACTCCACGTCGACTTAAATAATATCTAATGAATCGTTCAGTATGTTAGATGAAACGCAGGCCAGGCTTATGTTTTGGCAATATCAAAAATTTTTCGTATCTTAATAGTTAGAGTGCGCATGCCCGGCAATCCTTACTGGCTCTACGTTCCGGCGCATTGTTATTCCCTTTTATATTGCACTCACACATTTATTTTTT